AACTTTGCCATGGAAAGTATTGAACAAACTTTCTCTGGCCAAGCCGATTTTGGTCGTAGAGTTACTTGCACCATTTCAAGAAACGGTGATTTAGCTTACAGAACCTACCTTCAAGTCACCCTTCCTGAAATTAACCAATCCCAAAAGACCTCAGGTACTGATGGTGTCTATGCCCGTTGGTTAGATTTCGTCGGTGAACAACTTGTCTCCCAAGTTGAAGTCGAAATTGGTGGTCAAAGAATTGACCGTCAATACGGTGACTGGATGCACATCTGGAACCAACTTACCCTTTCATCTGAACAACAACGTGGATACTTCAAGATGATTGGACACACCACTCAACTTGCCTACATCTGCGACCCTGATTTCGCCGCTGTCTCAGGTGCTTGTTCATCAAACGGAGGACCAAACCAAGTTTGTGCCCCAAGAAACGCTCTTCCAGAAACCACCCTTTACATTCCTCTTCTTTTCTGGTTTTGCAGAAACCCTGGACTTGCTCTTCCTCTTATTGCTCTTCAATACCACGAAGTCAAAATCAACATTGATTTCAGACCAATTGGAGAATGTCTATGGGCTGTTAAATCATTAACCTCAGCTGATGGAACTACCCAATCAGTCACTGCTGCCTACCAACAATCCCTTGTTGCCGCTTCCCTTTATGTTGACTATATCTTCCTTGATACTGATGAACGCAGAAAGATGGCACAAAACCCTCACGAATACCTTATTGAACAACTTCAATTCACTGGTGACGAATCAGTCGGTTCATCATCCAACAAAATCAAGCTTAACTTCAACCATCCTTGCAAGGAATTAGTATGGGTTGTCCAACCTGATGCTAACGTTGATTACTGCTCATCCCTTGAATCCGGCTCTGTCCTATACAAGACCTTAGGTGCTCAACCATTCAACTATACTGATGCCATTGATGCTCTTCCTAACGCTATCCATGCTTTCGGTGGTCCAGCTGAAACCCAAGGATCTAACTCATTCATTGCCACCAGTGGATTATTCCAAATGCCTGGTGCTATCAATGTTAACATTGGAAACACCCCAGCCACCACTGCTGATTGGGCCTCTGGTGCCAACAACTACCAAGCATTCGTTGACCAAGTCAACACTGCTGCTCCAACTATGACTGGCTCTGCCTTATCTGATGCTGGAACCTTCGTTCTTGCTGAAACCGCCCTTGACATGCATTGTTGGGGTGAAAACCCAGTCGTCACTGCTAAGCTTCAACTTAACGGTCAAGACAGATTCTCTGAACGCGAAGGATCATACTTCGACGTTGTCCAACCATTCCAACACCACACCCGCGCACCTGACACTGGTATCAACGTATACTCATTCGCCCTTCGCCCAGAAGAGCATCAACCAAGCGGATCTTGCAACTTTTCCAGAATTGATAACGCTGTTCTTCAACTTGTCCTTTCATCTGCTGCTGTCGGTGGTACCGCCACTGCCAAAGTCAGAGTATATGCTCTTTCATACAACGTATTGAGAGTCATGTCCGGAATGGCAGGCGTAGCATATTCAAATTAAGTAATTAATCAAGTAACTTAATTAATTGTAAAACAATATAAAGAATATATGTTATAGTTAAATATAACATATATAATGTTACAACAAACCTACATTTCTCCAACTTATTCTTTTGATAATAAACTGAATTGTAATATTATTGCATACAAAGAGCGAAAATATTATGTGGATTGTGACGATGCTGTAAAAATATTAAATTTCAAAAAAAAATTCTTTTTTGATGAAAATTATGATTATCCAAGTTATAATTTGAATTATAAAATGTTTTTTTTAATAGAATTTTTATATGAATTTGATATTGAAAATACGGATTATGTATTTCTTAATAATAACAAATATGATTTACGAAAATGTAATGTAATTCCATATCATAAATATCATAATGAAATTGAAAAAAAACATAAAATAATTAAATATATACCCGGACATATAAATGAACTTGGTAATTCCGCAAATCAAATGAAAAATCCTATGTGGATTGTAGAAGAAAACGAAAAAAATATTATATTAATGTATTGTGAAAAAAATACAATTATACAATTATGTGAAAAATCATATAAACAAATTTTGGATTTTGAAGAAAGAATAAACGAAAAATTAACTTGGTATATCCAACAAAATGGATATGTATGTAGTCGTATTCCAAAAGACGGTACTATATTATATATTCACCAAATTATAACTGGATGTTATGGAAACGGAAAAGGAACATCCGATATTAGCGTTGACCATATTGATAGAAATCCATTAAATAATATGTATGACAATTTACGTATAGCAACGCGAGAAATGCAACAACAAAATTCAAATGGTATTATGCCAGGGACTAAAAAAGAACGTCAAAAAAATGCACGACCATTACCGGATGGTATTCAGCAATCTATGTTGCGTAAATATGTGGTGTATTATCACAATGTATATAACAAAGAAAAGAATTTAAGTAGGGAATACTTTCGTGTAGAAGGTCATCCAAAATTGGAAAAAATTTGGGAAACAACAAAGTCAGAAAAGGTTTCCATAATGGAAAAACTTCAACAAGCGAATAAAATCGTAGATGATTTGGAAAATGATATATATCCAGAAAAAATGCAGCGAAATTTACCGAAACATGTATCTATAGTGTTTTCAAGAAATAAAGAACAGTTATGCTATGATAAACGTGTTGATGGAGTATCCAAAAATATGAGAATGGTATTACCAACAGAATACGATATAGACGAACAACTCAAAATTTTCAATGAAAAAATAAAAGAAAAATATGAAGGCGAATCTATAATCTAATATATTTGTTTTTACTTACAGGTAAAGCAACATGAAAATGTTGGTTTTTGATATTGAAACCAAACGCCAAAAATAAATGTTGTTATCATGAACTAAATAATTGGGTTTAGTCAAAAAATTTTGCTTTTTTATTACAAAAGCAAAAAACAAAATAAAGAAAACACATATTGCATAAAACAAAATAAAAACGTGTAATATAGTATATTACAGAACAACAATGGAAGTAGTCAAGGCGTTTAACGAAAATAATTTACATACTGAAATTGTAATAAAAGGAACTATTACAGAACCTCTATTTAGAGCTAGTGATATTGGTGAAATATTAGAAATGGGAAATATTAGAACTTCAATTCAATATTTTGATGAAACTGAAAGACATGTCCATACTATGGACACGTCTACCTGACCAAAACAAGTAACATAAATAAAGCATATAACGGTCATTATTACAAGAGTTTGGGTACAAAAACGCATTGTTAACAAAAACCCAATATTTATATAATTACACAAAAAATTATATAAATAAAACCGGAATATTATTCCAATGGCATACATAGCAAATACAAATACTCAAAATGAATTATTAATGAAAAACCTAATGGATTTTTACAACAATCACGATAATTTGAACAAAATGATGTGTATTATCAACGGCGAATCCAAGATTTCGCTAAGAATCGTCGATTGGTTCGTAACCAATTTTGCGAAAAAATTCTATACCGTCTATGAATTGGAGAACAAACATGCAGAAACTACATCCAGATTCAAAGTATACAATGACTACAAATTAAAACTAAAAGCCTATTCTAAACGCAGATTCGACCCATTTTGCAGATGGGAACGTATTTCCATTCCATATGACGATGAAAAATACATGGAAACTACGATTGGACAACTCAATTTTTTCAAATGGGCAATCGAGAACAAAATAGTGGATTATATTAAAGATAATTATGACGCAATTGAGAACGATATGAATGCGCGAAACAGTACATCCAAAAACAAAAAATCATTAGATTCACAAGACGATAATTCGAAAACCCGCAAGAAGAGAGAAGAATTATCAGTATCTGCCTGCAAATGCATCAAAAAAGAGACCGTGAAAATTGTGGTAAAATTCAATTAGTTTCGTAATATTTTACTGCATCGGGGGTTTCTAAATGAACCGTAGGCAGTGCTTCCCATTCAGAAAAAGGAATCGCTTTCGATGTCGATTTTTCCAAAGAAAGCAAATGTTTTAGAGCCATCATTCTTTTTTCCAAAGGATAAACCGACGGCGATATTTTACGACTAAGTTGTTTCCAACGCCATTCAAATTGCAAAGCGGCTTGCCAAGTTGGAAATCCAGATACATGACACGCACGTACCCATTCTTCTCCTCGATTGACTTTCATTCCAGTAGCGTGGGCCCCGCCCGCAATTTCTTTATTATGTTGTCGTAATCGTCGTTCCAGGTCAACGGTCGCACCGACGTATGTATTCTTATTTGTAGATTCTAATAAATATACGTATGACATTTTATGGAATATAAATACATATTTTTATATGTATTTATGAAAATAAACGATTTAAAAGTATAGAAAATAAATATAAAAATGGAATCAAATGAATCGAA